CTGATGTTGCAGCATTAAAATTATTTAATGGAGATATTGTAGCTAACTGGCTAGATAATCATTTTTGTGGGTATATTGGTAGAGACACACTATTAACTGAAACTGGATTTATTTTATATGATATGCATAATCCAGGTGCGAAGAATTTCTTTGAAAATTTTATTAATTTATATAATAAAGATCAATTGTTTGAGTTAGAATCGTGGTGTGATTGTGGGGCGTTTGATCATATTAGATTACAGTCTGAATTATCTTTTAAAAATTTATCAGGTAAGTATAGTTCGTTTATAGACCCTATTGCGGTTGGTGAAATTGGCGAATATTTTGATCATTGGATCAGCAAAAAAAGTAAACGCACTGGTTTCAGCAAACATAGAAAATTTAGAGGTAAAGTATGATAAAAAATATTTTCTTAAAGTATAATAAAGACCCTAGAGAAAATCCGTCGTCGATGCAATGTTTAAATTTTTGGTTAACTGTATTTGCAGATAGAAACATTTACATTATCTGTGATATGTTTGATTCAAACTTAAAGTTTCCAAAACAATTTGTAAATTATTCTTCATATCAATTTATAAATTCTAACTACGCATTATCTAAACCTATCGATCATTTATTAGAATCAAAAAGATGGAAAAATGTTGCGGCATCAAATCTATCTTGTTATGAAAAAAGCAGCAACGAACCATTTTGGTTAATAGATGCTGACGATACAATGTTTATAACATTTGATATACATTTAATAAAAACAAAAATAGTAATGGCTGAAAATTATTTTTTAGAAAATAAGTTAGATGGATTTTCTTTAGACTTCTACAGAACATTTAAGAGAGATCACTGGAGTTTCGGAGTTGCGCTATTACAAAATAGAGATGATTTAATTTCTATTATACAGTCAACTGATTTAACTTTTTTTCAAACATTAAAACTTCCTTATAATCTTGATGCACTTTTTGATTGTAATAGAAGGCAGGGAAAATTAAAATTAGAAAGTTTTGTGTTTGATAAAATGTTTTTTCAACATCAGTTAGAACAAAAATTTTTGCCGTATGGTATGTATAAATGGGAAGATCAAAAACTATGGGATATAAAATTAAACCCCATGACCAAGATTTTTTGAATAGAATTTGCTAGATTTAAGCCAATTGTAATAAATTTTAAATCCTTCGTCGATGTCAACTTTGGGATTAAACCCAAAATCTTGTCGTGCTGCCGAACTATCTAATGCACCACGACTGGGAAAATCAGCATCTTTTTCTTTAACTTCAACGGTGCCTTTACCCGCTAGACTAACTGCTAATTCAGCAGCAGACAACAATGTCTTACTATGACTTTTAGTTATATTGTAGGTTTTATTTGCTGTATTTTCTGCAAGAGTAGCCGCTACAATTCCGTCAGCTGCATCATCCACGTAGGTAAAATCTAAAGTTTCATTAACGCCATTTACTTTAAGAATACCGCCACGCATAGCAGTTAGTAAGAATTTACTGATAACACGATCTTCTACATCGAGTGGTCCATACACTGCACTTGGACGGAAAATTATATGTTCTAATCCATACTTGCGTGTATAGTCTTTGATTAACCACTCTCCGGCAAGTTTCATAATGCCGTATTGGCCTTGTGGATTACACACTGCGTCTTCCTTAACGAAATCTTTAAAATCACCGTATACCATACTAGAGCTTGTGTATACGAATCTTTTTACATTATACTTTACACTTAATTCTAGGAGATTAAGTAGTCCTTCGCTCATAGTGCGTGAACCAAGCGCAGGGTTAGCATTAACTACTTTTTGTCTTGGAAAACTAGCAAGGTGTATGATAGTGTCTGGATTAAACTTACGCAACAAGAAGTCGATGCCATCAGTATCGGCTATATCGATACGGTATATTTCTGTTGTTTGAATTTTCTTTAATCTTTCCGCAATCAAGTAATCTAATTCTTCTTGTGGAATTAAACCGTAATTGGTTCTGATATCTGTAATAATAACTGTATGGCCCAGTGCTTCCAGGCGAGCAACAACATTGTGGCCTATTAGACCTAATCCGCCCGTTAATAAGATGTTCATAGTGTTGCGTCTTCTAATCCTGCGGTGCGTAGTTTAACAATGTTTGACAATTGCCATTGCTTAATGTCTAATGCTTTGATAATGCCTAGCCACTTGTTTCGAAGTAGCGCAAAATCGTTGATGATCTTTTCAAAGTCTACCACGTCAGCTTCGCCTTCTACAAACTTTTCACAATCTCTAGAGCTCAGCTGACGTTGATAGTTTTCAAGATACTTACGAAAGTGTTGACTACGAAGTCTACGAAGTTCGATATTGAGATATTCTAAAATACCTTCAATTTCTTGAAGTTGGTTAAATCGATTCTCTACAATGCCGGGCATTTGCGCAGAGGCTTTCTCGATGTTTCCCGCTACGCGGACATCTTGTTTTGCTTGAATTAGTTCAGCTTCATAATAAGCCACAGCATCAGGAATGTTTGAAATATCCTTAGAGACCCGATCATACCAATTCATTTATTCCTCATCTTCGTCGTAGTATTCATCTTCCTCATCTTCAATCTCCTCGCCGTCGATCGAATATTCAATTGCAGTATCTAGATAAGGATCAACACCTAAAAGGCTCTCAAGTGTTGACTCTTTAATACCATAATCTAATAGTGTATTAACAAAATCGGCAGCTAAGTCTTTCCTGTGTTTCTCAGGAATATGCTCAATAACTAATGTCCAAATATCGGCAATTAAATCGTCTTTCATTCATTGACCTCCAAGTCTGATTCAACTGTAGTAGTTATCTCAGAAGTGGATTTTTCTCCGTGTTTTGAAATGTCTTCCATCATGATGTCAAGACCATTCTTCTCGTTCTTTTCCCATGCCTTGCGGAACTGCTTGATAATTTCACCGTCGACTGATGTGTAGACAAGACTGTTTCCTTCCTTCTTGAGCAGCCCTTTAGCTTCAGCCAGGTCGACTAGTCCACTATATGGATTCATACCTGTCTCATAAGGAATCTTAACTTGTACACTTTCAAACGGCTTTGCATAACGAGTTTTCATAATCTTGCAGGCTGCACGAATACCGTTAACAGTTGTAGTCTTATCGCCGTCCTCATCTTCCTTGAGTTTTAATTTACGCATCGCTACCACAATTGAACTAGCATAGATGAAGCCCTGTCCGCCACTGATTTTATCATCTGGATCAAACATATCTTGTGAAGCATATGTGTGATTGGTCGCTACTAGACCAATACCTAATGATCCAAACATGTTTACACAATTACGAACAAGTGCTGTCAGTGCCTTAGGCTTACGGCCCATGTCGCCTTTCAAATCACCTGCTTGAAATTGATTAACATCGGTTGGAGTTAACAACATACCAAGACTGTCAATTACAAACAATACTTTAGGACGCTCATCTTCGGGCATTGTTCTGTATTCTGCAACAAATTCTGTAATAGTCTTTGCCACATCGTCAATCATAGCCATGTTAAGTTTCAACAACTTATCCGGGCTTGTGTCAACATCGAGTGCATGTAGCCACTTTTCGTCAAGTGCATTCTCTGTATCAATTAAGATTGGAAAGATGCCTGCTTTCTGTGCGTTTGCTACTAGATTGCCCGAACAGATAAAACTTTTACCTGCACCACTTTCGCCGGCAAATACTGTGACCTTACCAAGAGGAATACCTTTCTTAAAGTCTCCGCTGATAAGATAATTTAATGCGAAGTTGTTTGTACTAACCCAATCAGTTGGGTCATTAAAGCCAATACTAAGACCTTCGATGCTCTTAGTTATTGACTTTCTAAATTTAGAAATATCAAATGCTTTTGCCATATTATTATGCCTTATTGAAAAAAGAGTGCGAGATTGCCCCGCACTCTATGTTTAGCTAGATTACTTCTGACGGTTGCGAATCATGGCAAGAATATCTTGCGCACGACTTGCACCTTCTGCCGATGCTGCTGGTGCCGCTGCTGGTGCAGGGGTCGCAGTTGGCGCAGGAGTATCGTCGGCATCTTCATCAACTGGTGCTGCACGACTAGCGGCTTTATTAGGATCACCAGTGTTCTGACTCATGCCAGCTGGTTTGAAGTATTGTCCCCAACGATCCATATCGTATGCTTCGCCGTCTACAGATGCTTCGAACATTTCCTTCATGACTTTCAACTCAACATCAGTTGGCTTCTTAGGAAGGAAGTCGCTCAAATTAAACAAA